CCCACGGATGCCCTCAGCAAACCCCGTAAATTCGCCGGAGAGGTGAGGGTGTCTATGAGCCTAGGGTCGGCCTTACCGGCTGGGAAAAAGGACGTGAACGGCACGACAACCCAGCGCGAGAAGAAACCTTCGGTGGTGTCCTTACCAGTACCCCAGATATTTAGTTTACATCAACCAATTACCTAGGCTTCCACGGTAGGCCGCGCCGCGGAGGCCGGGCAGAGAGCCCTACTTTATTTAATTACCTAGGTAAGTAATCGCGTTGGCTCCTAGCTAGGCTATGGGAGCGCTTCCAACCACCTATTAATAACTCTGCGTCATGTCCGTTTTGTTCTTGATCAAGGGCAGAATGTCCATTATTTATAACGATCTCGTAACCGTGTCCGTTTTGGTATTAAATACTACTCATACTTTCGGTTGAATTTATCGGACATTTGCCCCGAGTGACACAGATCACATTTTAGAGATCACGATTTTAGTTACTGAGCGTTGAGCAGCGCCAGGAATACACCCTAATGTCCGAATTGAAATTGAGCCAATAGCGCCACCTAGCGGCTTAGCAGCAATAGCGCGCGCGTTTCCGCAGGTCAGAGGCCATATAATCCCGCGCTTGACAATGCCATAATTAAGGGGTCAGCAAGGCAACAGCTACTAAGGAGAAAACAAATGAACTACATCGGCATGCAGGTTCAGGTAGGCGTAGTAATCGACAACGCCGCGGTGCTGGTCTGGTCGACCATTCTCGCGGTTCAGCCCAGCAAGGAGCAGGGCGTAGACGTGATCACCAAGGATGGCACCGTTCAGTACTGCTTCCCCGTGATGCTGGAGACCGCGGTACGTGACGCTCACTGGGGCGGTACCCGCTGGGCGCTGGAGAACGTTGGCACCAACTGAACTCTGCTCCGGGGGCTTCGGCCCCCGGGGCTTTTCCAAGGTACGACAGGTAATTTCCTAATCAAGTAAATTAAGTCAAAGGGAGAAAACGAAATGCGCAAGGTAGCCCTGGTAAGCGTCATCACCCGCCTCTACTTCATCGCTGCTCTGACCCTCAGCTTTAGCCACCTCGTGCATGCAGGCCACAAGGGCGGGCTCACGTGGGAGGCGTGGACGGTCCCTTTCATGATTGACGGCATCGCCTGCATTGGTCTGATCATGCGCTCCGCGGACTTCGCCTCTCGCACTCGCGCCATCGGCTTCCGGGTGCAGATTGTGGCTGGCCTGCTGAGCCTCGCTGGCAATGTCTACGCGGCCCACAACGCGGGTACCGCAGTCTTCGGTGTGGCTACGGTGGCGCTGTTTGTATTCAGTGAGTGGCTGTCCGACCAGATTAAGAGCGCTGCTGCTGAGGCTGCCGAGCTTGCCGCTACTGAGGCCGCTACTAAGAAGGCTGCCGCTATTGCTAAGGGTCGCGCGACGCGCGCTCACAAAGCCGCTAGCGCCCCTGCTAAGAAGGCTGCCGCTACCCGTCGTCGGAAGGCTGAGGTAGCCACCCTGGAGGCTAGCTTGCTTGCCTAGGCTAACTAATAAGGGAGCCCCTTCGGGGGCTTTCTTTATGGGTGCAGATGGGAGCGCTCCCATGAGAGTGATCAATCTCGTGCTATCATGCTGCCCAACTCGGAGAGGGGGAGCGTTGCGCACGCTTACCGCAGTAGACCAGGCTCAGTTGGTTCAGGACATCGCTACACGGGCGGCTCCTGCCCGGGTACTGGCTGAGCGGTACGGGGGCTCTGTGGAGGAGTTGAGAGCCTTTACCGCTGAGCACCGTGATGAGATCCTGAGCGCTGCTGAGGCAGCCAAGCGCGAAGCCGACTCCGCGGAGCCCACGCCCGGTCAACTCGCAGACCTATGGATCACCAATAAGTACCAGCGCCTCAAGCGCTATCAGGACGTGGCAGAGGGCGCGTACGACCGGCTGACGTTCGGCACCACCGACATGCCATCGGCGGAGTATGCGACTGTGCTTCGGGAATTCCGCTCCTATCTCATGCTCGCGGCTAATGAGCTAGGGCAGTTGCTCCACCGTGGCGCTGGGGACACTGGAGAGGGAGACGTGCTCTCTGTGGACATTCAGGGAATTGATATGGACAACCTGCGGTAGTTGATTAGGAAGGTAAATTAAGGTGGTTGCCGCTACCCGTCGACGCAATACCGGAAAGGTGCTTAAGCACGTCTACGCGCCTCGCGGTGGTTGCAAGGAAATCTTTGATGCGCGTGAGGATGAGGTACTGATATCTGGCCCGGCTGGTACGGGCAAGTCTCGTGCGTGTCTTGAGAAGCTATACACCATGTGCCTTCTCACGCCTAACCTGCGTGTGCTCATCCTGCGTAAGACCCTGCGCTCTCTTGGCTCTACCGCGCTTGTGACTTGGCGCAATTTCGTGGTGCGTGAGGCGCTGGCTACGGGCACGGTGGTCTACTACGGCGGTAGCAGCCAGGAAGCCCCACAGTATCGATTCAGGAATGGCAGCACGGTAACGATCGGCGGGCTAGATAACCCCACGCGCGTCATGTCGTCTGAGTACGACATCGTGTATATCCAGGAAGCAACAGAGATCACGCTTGAGGATCTAGAGTTTGTTAAGACTCGGTTGCGTAACTGGACTGTGACTTTCCAGCAGTTGCTAATGGACTGCAACCCCGCGGGGGAGCATCACTGGCTCAAGCTCCGTTGTAATGATGGCAAATGCAGGCTCATCGAATCACGGCATGAGGACAACCCTCGCCTATTCGATTTGCTTGAGGATGGCACCTATAAGGTAACTACCAAGGGTGCTAGCTATATCAACATCCTGGATAACCTCACGGGGGTGCGCTATAAGCGTCTGAGGCTGGGTCTGTGGGTCTCCGCGGAAGGCATCATCTATGAGGAATTCGACCCCGTTAAACACGTGGTGCAATGGCAGTTTGACGAGGAAGGTAACGCCCTTCCATTGCCCGAGGAATGGGAGCGCTATTGGGCTATGGACTTCGGCTTTAGCCACCCGTTCGTGCTCAAGTGCTACGCGGAGGATCCCGAAGACGGCGCGCTCTACATGTACCGCGAAATCTATATGACCGGGCGCACAGTGCAGGAGCATGCCGCAACGATCATGGATTGTGTAAGTCGTGAAATAAGTAAGACCTTTTGGGATCACATCAACCGCGTTGAGCGCACGGTAGTGACACGCGAGTGGACAGAACCTAAGCCTACCGCGATTATTTGTGACCACGATGCGGAAGACCGGCGGACCTTTGAGAAGGCTACAGGGCTAGGCACTCAGCCAGCTATGAAGGCGGTATCTACCGGCATTGACCTACAGAAGCAGAGGCTTAAGGGTGATGCTAACGGTCCCCTAATTCTATACATGGCTGACGCGCTCGTTGAGCGTGACCAGTCGCAGGCAGACAAATTACTGCCATGCAGCACGGTGGAAGAATACGCATCGTACGTGTGGAAGGTCTCCGCGGATGGGCGCATTCAGGATGAGCCTGTGAAGCGCGATGATGACGGTATGGACACCGATCGGTACATGACGATGTATAAGGATTTCAAAGGTAAGGCCCGAGTGACAATGGTCGAGATGTGAGGAACAAAAATGACTACTGAGACAATGCCGACTTTCCGTCAGTATGCGGCGCTTAGGGTGCTGAGCATGATACAGCGGAACAATCGGGCAAAGCGGAATGAAGTCGGTGCGCCTATTGACCGGCGGCCCCTAGCTATAGCGCAGGCATTTATCCGAGTCATTCTCCATCTGGCCGGATTCGCTGCGTTGACTTCGGCCGGCTTTTACTGGAACATGATCGCCGGACTAGTGGTCGGGGGGCTTTCGTGCTTTGTGCTCTCAACGTTGGTGACGAGTCGAGCGGGTGACAATGCGTGATTTGCTGTCAGTAGCGGCAACAGCGGCGGGCAGAGCGCGCGCCATGATCCTCCGGAATGAGACCCCGGTCCCCTTCACAAGCAGCCGCAACACTAGCGGCCTCTCGCTGTGGTCAAACGGCAACGCCCCGGGTGCGGATGCGCTACGAGCCTATGAGGCTCACGGCGCAGTCGGTACCCTCTTTGCCATCGTAGCGCAAATTACATGGGCGTTCAGTACCGTTGATTGGCACCTATACCAGCGTACCTCCGTGCGCGATAAGTCGCGCCGCAAGGAAGTCATCGGGCACCCCTTCTCGATTCTATGGGAAATGCCTAATAACTTCTACCCGGGTGTGCTATTCCGCGAGGCCGCACAGCAGTACATGGAATTGACCGGGGAAACCTTCATCGTGCTCTACAAGTTTGCAGGCGTACCCGTTGAAATGTGGGTAGTCCGGCCGGAGCGCATGCACCCCGTGAAGCATCCGACGAAATTCCTAACTGGCTGGATTTACATTGGTCCCGATGGCGAGGAAGTACCGCTAACGACCGATCAGGTAATTCAACTTAAGTACCCTAACCCCGATGATCCGTACCGCGGGCGCGGACCCGTACAGACTGTGCTTACTGACATTGACTCGTCGCGTGCTGCCGCTCTCTGGAATCGCAATTTCTTCCTGAACGGTGCGCAGCCTGGAGGGGTGCTCAAAGTCGATTACAAAATGGGGGATAGGGAGTTTCAAGAATTTATCTCACGCTGGCGTGAGCAGCACCAGGGCGTGAGCAACGCTCACCGTGTGGCGGTACTAGAGAACGCGGATTACATCCCTACCCCATACAGTATGGAAGACATGCAGTTTGAGGCGCTGCGCAATCTGCCACGCGAGTTGATCCGCGAGGCTTTCGCCTTCCCGAAGCCGATGCTTGGCACCGTGGATGATGTTAACCGCGCCAACGCGGAAGCCGGCCGTGAGATCATGGCGGAAGGCCAGACGCTACCGCGGTTGCAGCGATGGAAGGCAACTATCAACACCTTCCTACTTCCGCAGTTTGCCAATGGTAAGACTCTGGAATTGGATTATGATAACCCGATTCCCCCGAATCAGGACCAGCAAAACCAGACCATCACCGCACAGTCTCTCGCGTTGCGCAATCTGGTAATGGCTGGTTACCACCCGGACGATAGCACGGAAGCCGTAGGGCTTCCTGCGATGCGCTGGGTAGGCATTCCGGCGCCCAGCCCTGAGCTGGCTCTTGCCCCGGAGGAAGCCCCGCCCACCACCGATACCCCGCCCAGCGCTGCGCTAGCAGCACGCCGTTAAGAAAGGAGATTCATGGATCCCACCAATCGCGCAGTCACGGGCGTTAAGGCGAAGATTCTCAAGCGCCTACGTAACGTCGACCCCAAGCTAGCGGATGCGTTTGCCAGCACCAAGCTTCCTTGGTTCACCATCCGTAATGCCGATGGTGAAGACCCCGAGGTTGATGGCACTTCCCCGACCATCAACGGAGCAGACATCTTCATCTACGATGAGATTGGAGGCTCATTCGGAGTTGATGCCAACGAATTGGTGATGGCAATCAATGAGATGGACGTGGAGCAAATTAACGTCCATATCAACTCGCCGGGCGGTAGCGTATTCGACGCTATCGCTATTTACAATTCGCTGGTGCGTAGCCCTGCCAACGTGACCACCTACGTTGATGCGCTAGCCGCCTCCGCCGCTTCTATCGTGGCGATGGGTGGCGATGAGTGCGTGATGATGGTGGGCGCACAGATGATGATCCATGACGCGCTGGGCAACGGCGTGGGCAATGCCAAGGACTTCCGCGAGATGTCGGATTTCCTTGGTAAGCAGTCGGACAACATCGCCTCTATTTACGCCGCTAAGGCGGGTGGCGAGATTGACGAGTGGCGCAGCCGCATGCTGGCTGAGACGTGGCTATTCGCGCAGGAAGCCGTAGACCTTGGCTTAGCGGACAGTGTCTATTCCAGCAAGCCCGCACCTACCGATACCCCGGACGATGCGGACGCTCCGCCGGAGCCTGATCAGGATGAAAATCCGATGATGCCTCCGGGGCCGAATGAGCCTGACGAGGATGAGCCTGCACAGGCTCTCGCTGCGCTCATGCATCGCAAGCACGCCCTGACTAACCGGGGCTACAAGCACGCTGGGCGCGATCGTGCTCCGGCGCCGGTAATCAATACGCACGTACCGCAATCTCACGTTGACCACATGGTCGCTGTGGCTAAGTCACTGCTAGCAGGAAGGTAATAGACCGTGGGCGCTACACTCACGATTCCCACCAACGACGTTGAGCTACGCGAAATGCTCACCGATCGTGCCAAGGTCAAGCAGCTCATGGCGGATCCGGACCTATTCGCGGAATTCACTACCGCGACGGTAAACGCCCGACTCAAGAGCGACCCTGGTATCAAGGCGCAGGTAGACGAGCAGGCGCAGGCATTCATGATTAACTACCTGCGTGAGCACCCTACCGCGGATGCCGAGACGTTCCGCAAGTTGAACCTTGGTGACCCCAACTCGCGCCGCCCGGTCCGGGGCACCATTTACAACAAGTCCGCGCTGGGCGCCCGGCATGATGCGAAGTTTGAGACCTTCGCGGGATTCATGCACGCCATCTCTGAGCACAGTCACAAGGACAGCACGCTGTCTGGCAAGCTCGGTGAGCTTCGCAACGACCTTTCTTCGGTCAAGCCGAGCGACGGTGGCTTTCTGATTCCCGAGGTGCTACGGGCGGAGCTTCTGTCTGTATCCCTGGAGACCGCTATCGTGCGGTCTCGTGCGCGGGTTATCCCGATGGATTCGCTTACGGTGCCGTTCCCCAAGGTGGACAGCACTTCCAACGTGAGCAGCGTCTACGGTGGTGTGACTGGCTACTGGACTGAGGAGGGCGCTACCCTCACGGAGAGCCAGCCGAAATTCGGCCGTGTCGAGCTACGGGCTAACAAGCTTGTGCTCTACACCGAGGTACCGAATGAGCTTATTCGGGACGCTCAGCCGAGCATGGATGCCTTCCTGTCTAGCATTTTCCCTGAGGCGCTGGCCTGGTTTGAGGATGTGGCATTCTTTGTCGGTGCTGGCGTTGGTGAGCCGCTAGGCTTCCTGAACGCGGATGCCGCTATCGCCATCACCCGTACGGGCGCCGGTCAGAATATCGACTGGGCGGACATCGCCAACATGTACGCACAGATGCTGCCCCAGTCGCTTAACCGGGCTATCTGGATTGTTTCTCCGGATGCGATCCCGAACCTTCTCACGATGCCATTCGTGGTTGGTGGCACCACTACCCCGATGCTGCTTGGTGGTGCGGGTTTCCCCTCGGGCACGCTTGAGTCTCCGCTGAGCATCCTCGGGCGCCCGGTCATCGTGTCTGAGAAGGCGCGCGCTGTCGGTAGCTCGGGTGACATCAACTTTGTCGACTTCGGTTTCTACCTCATTGGTGACCGACAGGCGATGAGCGCGCGTCAGTCCGAAGATTTCAAGTTCAACAGCGATGTGACCGCGTTCCGGGTTATCGAGCGCCTTGACGGGCGCCCGTGGCTTGACTCCGCGATCACCCCGCAGAATGGTTCCAGCAACAAGCTTTCCCCGTTCATCAAGCTGGCCTAAGCAGAGAGGGATTAATAGATGCGTGGCCTAGGCTTTTCCGTTGACCTAGCGGTGGGAATCAACCCCGTTGCTGACCTTGCCGCGGGTGCCAACACTGGCAAGCGCGTGCACATGAAGAATTACGATTCCCTCGGGGTGCTGTTCTTTAAGAACGCAGCCAGCGCGGGCACTGACACCATCAACATCAAGCTACGGGAGCACACCGCTAACACGGGCGGTACCTCTCAGGACTTGGCTGCCATCACCGATTGGTACTACAAGAGCACGGCGGCTGCCCTCGCTGGCACGGAGGCGTGGACTGAGGTTACTCAGGCCGCTTCTGCGACGCTGGCGCTGGCTGACGCTGGGGCGGTTAAGGCTGCCAACCAGGCAATGGTTTTCTTTGAGGTAGAGGCCGCTTCTCTCGATGCCGGCTACGCCTGGTTGTCTGTCGACATCGCGGACCCCGGTTCGGGTGGCACGATCCTCGGTGGCGTGTTCTACGTCCTGAGTGGGCTCAAGATCATGCGGCGCCCGGATCTCATCGCGCAGCCTAACGCTTAAGGAGTAAATTAAGTGTCAGTAACCGCGAAGGTCAAGGTTTACAAGAATGACGCTCTTGGCGATCCTGTGTACGCGCATTCCGTGGGGCTCTCCGCGGACTACGCGGATGGGCGTAACCAGGAGTGGGCTTACGCCACGCCCAGCCTCAATCTAGCAATGACTGTGACCCCTGAGGTTGCGGTGCATTTCCCGATGGGCCAGGCATTTACGCTCACGTTCGATACTGACGAGGAGCCCGCCGCTGACCAGCCGGAGGGCACGAATGGCTAAGTCCACTCGTGCGGCTGGCGACAGTTACACCGACCATGAATTGACGGATCCGACACCACCCGTACGGATCCGGCGCGCGATGCTGGGGGAGGTTGACCGACCATCACAACCCAATCAGGCGGATGGTGGGGACTCTACGCCATCCTCAGAGAGCGGCACGACATCAAAGCCGTCCGCGACGCGCTCCCGCCCACAGCATGCCCCAACGACGGACAGCCCCTCCAAGCAACAGGACGAGGAAGCCAACTCCGCTGCAACTTCGACGGGTGGACATGGCCCGACGATGGAGACGGTATCCACTAAATCGAGCCCAACCAAGCGCACCAGTAGGCGGCGCACCGCATCCGCCGACGATGAGGCCGCGGGCGGGGAATTCGATTTCTGACACGGTGTGGGGCACTCTCCGGGGTGCCCCACACCGCACCACCCTTTACCCCTACAGCAGACAGGTAGCAACGTGCGTGAGCCAGAGGACAGACTACGCGGTCAAGATAGTGCGGGACATCCTAGCTATGTCAGCAGGATTTATCGGGGTAGTGGGCCAGGCGGTAACCCACTCGTGGGATCCGGTAGCGATGCTCATTTGCGCGACGCTCCTAGGTCTGCCCCTCTCCCACGTGCGAGCCTTGATGTCCACCCGCACAACGGAGCCAGTGCCTACGTCCGAACCATCGTCCCAATCTCCGCCATCTGCGTAGTAATTGCTCTCGTGATTGCCATTGTCCTAGCCGGTCAGCAGTGGGGGTGACCAATGACAGGGATTGCTGTTCCGCGGTGGTACCGGCGGTTTGCGTGGGTGCTAGTGGTGCTGGCGTTTATGCTCATGGCGGGCTCAGGAATTTGGTACACACACTATGTGCAGGTGCGTTCAGACCAGCGCCTATGCAAAATGTGGATTCAGATTGATGATCAATACCAGGCACATCCTCCCCCTACAGCTTCGGGCAAGCAATTCGCGGAAACCATCCACAACCTGAGACACGAGTATCACTGCAAATTGAAATAAGCTTAGTTGTGCATAACTAAATAGTTAGTCATCGTACGTCCGTAGAAAGCATCCGGGAGGTGACATGGGAATTTGGTATGCGACACGTGAGCAAGTGAAGGGCTCACTTGAAATCGCAGATACAGCATTTAACGACGCATTGGTAGACCAGAAGATTGACGCTGGTGCGCGTTCCGCGGAGGGCTTCCTACGGCGGCGCTACTACCCCGAGCGGCGTACCTTCTCGATGGACTGGCCTAACTATCAGTACGCACCTGACTGGCGCATCTACTTGGGGCGCAACGAGATGGTGTCGCTAGAACAGGTGCTAGTCGGCAGCACCGACATCACGTCATCGTGCATCCTCCGCCGTGGGGATGATCTTGCGGAGCCCCCCTACAGCATCCTAGAAGTCAACTTGTCGAGCAATGCGGCCTTCGGTGGGGGTCCGACATTTCAGCAGTCCGTACACATCACGGGTGTAGCCGGCTACTCGGAAACGGCTACCACCGATGCAGCGGGTACGCTGAATGGCGCGCTTACCAACGTCGCTGCCACAGTGACCATTGACCCCGTAGCGGGCCTGTTGCCCCTCGGTGTGGGCTCACTGCTCAAGATTGAGAGTGAGCGTGTGGTGATCTCCGGGCGCCGCTTCATCACGAGCGGGCAGACCATTACCAACTCTCCTACCGCCAACCAGAACGCACAGATTCTTACGGTCGCGTCCGCGGCTAATTTCGTGGTGGGTGAAACGATCCTCATCGACGCTGAGCGCATGCTAGTCAAGGATATTGCTGGTAATACACTCCTGGTTGCTCGGGCGTGGGACGGTACCACGTTGGCCGCGCACACCTCTGGCGCAACCGTCTACGTGCCCCGACAATTCAGCTTGCGCCGCGGGGTGCTGGGCTCCACGGCAGCCGCCCACAACGCAGCCACAGCGGTTTACGCGCACGAGTTTCCGCCCATCCTGAATGAGCTGAACATAGCCGAAGCGGTTGTGCTGCTTGAGCAGAACAGCAGCGCCTACGCGCGCACCGTGGGATCGGGTGATGCTGAGCGCCAGGCGGGAGCAGGGCAGGGTCTAGAAGACCTACGGGACCGGGCCATGCGTGCTATCGGTCGAGCACCCGGAACGCGGATCGGGGCAATTTAATGCCTACTCTCCGGCTGAACGTCGATATCAAGCAAAAGGGCACCATCTTTTCCGCCTCTGCCACGCAAGCAGCGGCAGCACGGATGGTGGTCAGCATTAACGATGCCCTCGCGCAGGAAGCCCTACAGCGAATCATGCAGCGGCTAGGGCAAGTGCTGCAACACCCTACCGGCTACTACGAATCAAAGGTAGTTGTCGACCGGAGGCAGACCTACCGCGGAGTATCCGACAGTGGTGTGATTTATGGCGGCTGGCTTGAGGGTGTGGGCAGCCGCAATAAGCTCACGCGGTTTAAGGGCTATTCCACGTTCCGCATCGTGAAGCAGAGCATGCAGAAGGATAAGGCGAAGCTAGCGCAGCCTCTCGTTAATGCCTTCATAGCGGAGATGAACAAATGACGCTGCCCGATGCTTCGGAAAGTTGGATCGATCCCATCATCGATGCGGTGGTGTCGGACGTGCAGGCTACCGGCTACTTCGACAAGGTGAACACGCACGAGCCTAAGCGCGCACCTCGCTCGGGCATGACGGCTGCTGTGTGGGTACAGCGGATGCTGCCGTTCGTCGCGCGCTCCGGAGTCAACAGCACAAGCGCGGTGTTGGTCTTCATCATCCGGCTTTACAAAGACATGCTGAAAGAGCCGCAGGACGCAATTGATCCGATGATGCTGCGGGCAACTGCGAACATCATCCGGCGGTACCATGATGATTTCGACTTTGGTCTAGACGCAATTGGCGTGAGCAACGTAGACCTACTAGGCGCCGCGGGCACGCCGCTCGGTGCGGAGGCTGGATTCTTGGAAATCGATAACCGCATGTTCCGGGTGTTCGATATTCAGGTGCCAGTGATTGTCAATGACGTGTGGACACAGACACCCTAAGGAGGTGAACGAATGGCAAAGCAGTCAGGTTTGGGCGCCAATCTCTACGTTGGTGGGTATGACCTATCGGGGGATACCAACAGTGTCGGGAAGATTGCGAAGGATGCTGGTCCGATCGAAATGACCGGCATCGACAAGCTAGCGTTTGAGCGGCAAGCCGGGCAGTTGACCGGGGAGATTGACTGGACTAGTTATTTCAACGCAACCAATGCACATCTAGCATTGGGTCCGCTCCCGCGTACCGACCGGGTGGTTACCTACTTCCATCGCGCCCAGCAGGGCGTACCGGCTGCCAACATGGTAGCCAAGCAGACCACCTATAACCCCAAGCGGGAGCAGTCAGGAGAGCTAACGCTAGACGTTGTGGCGTTGTCTAATGCGTGGTGGCTGGACTGGGGGCTCACCCTCACCGCGGGCAAGCGTACCGACGCTGCACCGACCAACGGCACAGGGGTTGATTTCACAACGCCTTTCGCCTTCGGGCTACAGGCGTATTTGCAGGTGTTCGCATTTACGGGTACTAACTGCACAATCAAGCTACAGGGATCCTCCGACAACGGTGCAGGCGATGCCTTCGCGGACATCGCGGGTGGGGCGTTCACGTTGGTTACTGGCGCTCACGTGGATGAGCGTATAGCGACCAGCCGCACCCTCGCGGTTGAACGGTACATGAGGGTTGTCACCTCAGGTACGTTCAGCTCAATTCAGTTTGCAGTCTCAGCGACAGTGAATCAGGCGGACTACACAATATGATTGGCATGGGGAAGGTTATTATCCCGCCGCTCAAAATGGCGCCACAGAACTACCTCACGTTTGCTATCCGGCAGCCGATGCAGACGCATTACCGCCTAGCCACGTGCGCTGAGGTGGAGTGTGGCGCCTACCTCGGTGGCTGGCAACTGCGCGTGGAGAGCCTGACTCCGGAGCTACTGCATGTAGCGCGTAACTCAGGTAAACGCTTTAAGGAATTGGAGGTGACAGAGGGAGAGCACTACATCGTGTATGAGCCTGGTCAGCCGTGCTTTAACGCGATGAAGCACCGCATTTCATTGGAGCGCCCAGCATTCTTCTATGCGGGGCGGGGGCACTGGTCCCGCATGTTCTCCACTCGCACCGCACAGCAGTTTAAGAAGCCTGAGCATTGGGCAGAGGGCATGGCTGCGCACCTAGACCGTATCCGCATTGAAATTCAGAAAGGTTGATGCAGCATGGGAAAGATTTCTGGCCTAGGGTGGACAACCCTCATGGTTGACGATGCCGCGGGGTCTCCGAATGATCTCCGTAACGACATCACCAACTTCGATTTCGCTACCCCGTACAACACGCAGGATGTCACAGGTGTTGACAAGTCGGCTATCGAGCGGCTGGCTCTCCTCGCGGACTTCTCGGGCACGTTCAACGGTGTGTTTAACCCGAGTGCCAACAAGATTCACGCTGTGCTAGGGGCGGGGGATCTCCGGGTTATTCGTACGGTGTCTCTTACCGTGGGCGGTAAGAGCCTGCCCAATGAGGTGCTTTTCACTAGCTACGCGGTGACCCGTGCTGCGGGTGGTGAGTTGACCACTCAGAGCCCATTCGTTCTCGCGGATGGCACCGTACCGGCGTGGACATAGGAGCGTAATCAATGGGCTACCGCCCCAGTCACAAAACCTACCTGATCGAGATTGAGGAGTACCCGGGGCTTGAAATTCGCTCCGCCTCTACCAGTCTCGGCCGGCTAATGGATGTGCTCACCTCGTCTACCGAAATCAAAGAACTGACGGTAGAGCAGGCGCACAATCATCCGGCGTTCCGCACCTTCACGGATGCAATTATCAGTTGGAATATCGAGCACCCTGCGATCTCGCTCACAGACACGGATACGCCTACTGCCGTTGACCTTCTAGATGGCGTGGCCTGCCCTGTGTGCGGGCTCCGCGAAGGGCAGCCGGTACCGGCCACCGTGGCGGGGCTGTTCTGCCTTGACCTTGATTTCGTAATGGACTTGATTCTCGGTTGGGTGACCGCTCTCACCCGCGTGAGCGCGGGAAAAGCGCAGAGTATGAAGAATGGAGGGACGCCACAGCAGGACTTGATGTCGCAACTAGGAGAGCAAGCAAGCCTATTGAAATAGCCCACGCGGAATTGATGCTAGGGCTGCTTGAGCGGTTCAGCTACGGCAGCCTAGCAAACGTGAGGGATGAGGACGCAGAAGTGCTCCGCCTGTTGCACCTAGAGAGCTTCGGTGATCGTAGGGACCAGGAGGAGAAACTAGCCGAATTGGAATCGCAGGCACAGAGGGTAGGTGAGTCATGAATGATGTAAGCATCCTCGTAGGGGCAGAGGATCAGGCTAGCCGCGTAATGGTCAGCATCGGCAAAGCGTCGGAGCAAGCCGGGGGCACCATTGAGAAATCAATGGGTGGCGCTAGCGATGCTATGGAGGATGCAGGTAAACAAACCGTCACCTTTGGGCAGCGTCTAGGTAACGTGCAGGATGGTGCGGGCAAGCTGGCTGGGGCGTTTGCCAGCGTGGGTGCAGCCGCGGATACCATCGGGCAAGCGATGAGCTATGGCAAGCGCCATGCCATCGAATATGCGCGGGCTCAGCAGGACGTTAACCAGGCGGCGCAGGATGTCTCACAAAGCTTGCAGGATCTAGAACAGGCCACGCGGGATGAGGCGCAGGCCAGTATTGACTCTAATCAAGCCGCTGTGGACATGCAGCAAGCGCTGCTTGACCAGGCAACCGCGCAGAAGGCGTACAACGACGCTGTAAAGAAATTCGGCGCAAACTCCGATGAAGCGAAGCAGGCATCGATTGACCTTGCGCAAGCGGGAGTCGATGTCAAGCAGGCGCAGGAAGATTCCAAGCAGGCCACCGAGGATGCCACACAGGCTCAGCTAGACGCTCAGCAGGCGGAGCTAGACCACACAGGGGCTACTACGGATCTTGCGGAGGCACAGGGCAACCTCGCGGCGCAAAGCTCCGGGCTCAAGAAGGTTAGCGACATGTCCAACCTGTTAGCGGGTGGACTCGGGGCGCTAGTTGGGATCATTAGCGCAATCACGGCTGTTCAGTGGTTGTGGAATATTGCGATGGATGCTAACCCAATTGGGTTGATTATCATTGCAATTGTTGCGCTTATTGCCATCATCGTGCTTATAGCCACGAAAACAACGTGGTTTCAGGATCTCTGGTCGGCAATTTGGGGCGCTATCGGTGATCCCATCAAGGCCGCTATAAAGTGGATAGGTGATGCCTGGTCGAAATTCGTTGATGGTCTTGCTGCGGCTGTCTCATGGGTCAAAGACATGATCATCGGCTATGTCAAATTCATGGTTGACTTTTGGGTGGGCTATTTCAAGTTCATCTTCGGGATACCGGGTAAGGTGAAGGATGCTTTCCTGGCTATCGGTGATTACATTTACGCGCCGTTCAAATGGGCGTTTAACAAGATTGCCGATGGCTGGAATAACACCGCTGGTCGACTTCACTTTGAGGTGCCTAGTTGGGTACCAGGGATCGGCGGAAGAGGTTTTGACGTACCCAACATCCCGCACCTACAGCGTGGTGGTGAAATCCTCCGCGAAGGTGTGGCGATGGTGCACAAGGGTGAGCGCGTGTTGCCCGCCGGTACCCGCGGACTATTCAACGACGTGAGCGCACAACAGGGCAGCGGAGGGATAACCATTACCTTCGGTGGCAACGTTGATGGTGCGTTTGCAACCGCCTTCATGCTGCTAGTCCGTACTGGGCAGATCACCATCTCACCGCAAGCTATCCAGGCGTAAGGAGGAATAACCGAATGAGTGCCGAGACTGACAGCGTAGCAGTTGCGCTAGGCATTGACCCCACGATCGTTACCGGGCTCACCAATGATCCCAACACAGGCGCGCTAGTCGTGCTGTGCTCCGCGGATCCAGGTATCAGCCAAGAGAACATCGTGGTTGAAATCGCTGTTCCGGAGGTGCAGTAATGCACCGCTATCTAACGTGGAATGGTGCTGCACCAACGACAGCGGCGCTCCCGGGGGTGACCACGGGTACCGCCATCAAGACCATGTTGCAGCTCTCTACCCCCAGCACCAGGCAAATTCAACTCATCTCGTGGGGCTACACCCTTGATGATGCACCAGGCGCGGATGCGGTGATTGAGCTAATTCAAACGGATGTAGCGGCTACGGGTGGCGCTGCCCATGTTGCGTCCGGGCTCCCATCGCTTGATCCCAACCTACCGCCCTCGCTGCTGGCGCTGGGTACGGGTGCGACCGGCTACAGCTTCACGGTGGAAGGTGCCACAACTGCATCACGTCTGCTTGACACTGTGGCGGTATCCAGCACTTCGGCTGAGGCTGCTCCTGTGTTGACGTACCGTTGGCAGTGGATGCCCGATGAGCGTCCGATCATCGCTGTATCCAAATTCCTGCGAGTGCGCGCGACCACACCGACCACGGCCGTGGATATGCGCTGCTGGGTTTGCTGGGACGAGTGACGTATGCCCCGGTCGCTCGCACCACGGTACGCAGCCTATGCGCTGCGGATGGGCAATCCGCCCGGCCCAGTCATGGGCACATCGCTTCGCGGTGGGGTCTTCCTGCCGGATGTGATGCCCGGAGGTAGGCAGATCATCGAAGCCGCCTTCGGTGCGGATCTCACCGCGGATCCGGCTACGTGGGCATGGTATGACATTACGTCGTTGGTGCTGTGGGATCCGGGGGTAAGTATTCCGAACATTGGGCGGGGGGATGAGCGCAGCAAGGCATCCCCCGCTCAGTGTTCTTTCACCCTCAAGAATCTTACGGGTGATTTCACCCCTGGTAACGTCGGATCCCGATTCTTCCCTAACGTGAAACTAAATACCCCGATCCGTTGCTCTCTAGACTTGGGTAACGGAGAGACCCTGCGTTTCCAAGGGGAATGCTCCAACGGCTTTGCTCCGCGGTGGGACACCTCACGGCGCTTCGCAGTGTCCGACGTGGTAGCTAGTGGGATCAAGCGTCGGATCGGGCAGGGGAACAGCCCTCTAAAATCGCCTCTGGTGCGCGCAGTGCTTGACCCCCTGCCCGTGGCTGCGTGGACGCTAGATGACGCCTCCACGGCTACTCAGGCGGCTTCCGCGGTACCGGGTGGCTCCACGCTGATATCTAGTGGCTCATCTGTAGCCACTTACGGTGCGGCTGCCTCTGATTTGCTCGGTGCTACAGCGGTGGTGACCATACCGGCCCTCACGAAAATTTCAGGCACAGCGGGAAGCTATTCCAACACGGGTTTTCTTGCTATGCGTTACTGGGTGAGCGTCGGCACGAACGGTGGTGTAGCTACCGACAGCCTAAAAGTAACCATGAATGGAGGCACCCTCTCCGCGTGGACCGTGCAGCTATGGGGTAATGCGGCGCCACCTACGGGGGTAATTATTCACCTAGTGGGCGCTGGGGGTGCGCTGTGGGACTTGGATACAGGGTTGTCAGGGATCATCAACGTAGACCCGATGAATGGGGCGTGGTATGAGACCTTCATAACCTTTGAGCAGATAGCCGCTGGGGTCACCTGCAAGCTGTATGTAAACGGTCAGCTAGGTGCGCAGCAGCTCCTTGGAGGCGAAACGCTGGGCGTAGTGACAGGCGCCACCCTAACGGCTGACTACCCTGAGCGGTACTCAAGCCTTGCTTTCTATAACAACCCCGCTGTTGCGTCCGCATACAGCGCCGGAAGCGGGTACACAGGAGAGCTAGCAGACGCACGGCTACGCCGCTTGTGCCGTGAGCAGAGCGTGAGCATTGAAATTGTGGGTACGTCGAATATCCCGCTAGGTGCACAGTCGGTAGCGACATTCCAAGCGCTGCTAGATGAGGCCGCGGATGCCGATGGAGGGCTGTTGTACGACGGACGGGGGCCGGGGTACACCTACGTCTGCCTGCTGGAATTACTGAACCAGCCTGCGGACCTTACGCTCAGCGCTTCGCAACTCATGCCCCCATTCAAGCCAGCACCCGGGGATCAAGGGCACGTCAACAGGTACACCGCTACACGCAAGAATGGCGGATCCATCATCTTTGAGGACGCTACCTCTGTAATGGGCTCCGGGCCGGGTGGTGTTGGTACGTACGAATCATCGGGAACGTTCAACGTGTCCACCGATAGTCCGTACGTCGCTGACCGGGCGCAATGGGAGGTGTGGCTGGGCACCGTTATCGATCCGCGGTATCCGACCATCTCCGTAGCACTGCATAAGGCAATCAACGCCCTGTCTCGGCAGACGTGGCTAGACACCAAAATTCTGTCACGGATTGACATCACTGACCTGCGAGACACATTCGGTATCTCTGCGGACACCGCCTCCCTCATCCTGCAAGGGCACGGAGAGCACTGGAACAGCAAGCTATGGGAGGTGGTAGCCAACTGCACTCCGGCTGCGCCGTACCATGTGGTGAAGCTAGTAGACGGAACGCTAGCTAACGCAGTACCGGATCCGGATGACTTCCGCCTGTATGGAATCAATAGCACGGTGTCTGGCTCTGTAGCTCCTGGTGCAAGCAGTATGACCGTGGTCACCGCAGGGACTAGCCAGCCGTGGACAACGACAGCCACCTACCCTAACGATTTCCCCCTGCAAATCCTCGTGTGGGGGCAGATCATCACGGTTACCGCGATCGTGGGTGCAGGACAGACACAGACCTTCACACTCGATCCGGTTACCGTGCTCTACCAAATTCCCGATGGTCAATCCGTAGTGCCCTATCTGCCCGCATCGTTGGGTCCGATTCAAGTGGAGGGATGATGACGTTTCCAGTAGGGCACAGGGTATCCGCGGATGAATATACCAACGCGGTAGCCATCGCCACAGCGCTAGACGCACTGGGGCACGTTGCCGAAAAGAAAGACACCACAAGCAACGTCGCGGTTGTTGGTACGGAGCTAGTTTCGAGCTTCATTCAGTTTGCCACCGTGACGGGGATCCGTTATTACGTCTACTACAGCGCTGGCTACGAATCCAGCGTTGCGGGTGATATCGCTATCCTCAAAATGCGATTGGCAGCCACTACCACCGATGTCACAGGCACACAGCTACGAACGTTTAAGGGAGGCTGCGACTCTGCATCTAAGGGTAACCCGTTCAGCTTCATTGGGCAGTTTGTAGCGGCTGCCAGCGGTACACAGACGGTAGTAGCCACCACCAAGCGCGATGCGGGTACGGGCACCCTGCGCCAGAACGGTGCAACCACCGATGCAGAGCTTTACTGGCTAGTTCTTAGCATGAATAACTAAGGAGGTAAGAGAATGGCGCGATGGACTGACCTAGCCGAATGGCGCGGACCAACGCCCAACCAGACGAAAGGAGTGCACGAGCAGCGGGGCGGAGTGGTGCACATCGCTTCAGGCTTCTATGAGGGCACCATTTCGTGGCAGAAGAATCCCGATGTCAATGTTTCTAGCCATTTCGTGATCGCACGGGATGGCAAAATTGCACAGATGGTCGACACCGCGGATACTGCGTGGACTCAGCAGGCCGGTAACGGGCACTGGCTGAGTTTCGAGTGTGAAGGCTTCTCGGCCGGAGACAAGGATCCCAACGGTAAGCCGTGGTTGGAGACCTACCCCGGGTGGGATGTGCTCACTGACGCACAACTGACCGCGGTAGCCAAGCTCTTTTACCGGGGGCATGTGGAATACGGATACCCGCTACAGCTAGCCACCGACCCCGATGGGCACGGGCTAGGGCACCACTCGATGGGTTGCAATTGGCCGGATGGGGCGTGGGGACACTGCTTCTGCCCGGGTGACCCGATCATCGCACAGAAACCCGAAATCCTGCGCAGAGCACAGGCTATGGCAGGCGGAACAGGAGAGGATGAGGACATGGGCGCGAGCTTCGGACCGATCGATATTCAGGTGGACGGCGTAACTTCGCTGTGCATCCCGCCGGTAGAGCAGGGGCTAGCAGACCCCCGCCCCGCATGGCTGAACATCGCCAATGACACACAGGGAGCCGATTACGCCCTACGCCTGTGGGGCTGCACCTCCAAGGGCTGGGGGCCGATCGCCAATGCCGCGGGGGAGGTACTGTGCCACTCCGGCGGGCGGTACTCCTATGGGCTCATCGCGGGTACGTATTGCATTTCAATTCAGCGGCTAGCCATCTCCGTGGATGGGTCGCTGCACCTACCGGAGCCCTTCCCTGCGGTCACCGACGTGATGCCGTATGAGGGTCACCTCACGGTGTGCATCGAGCGTGGAGCCGTGAAGTAATGAATTGGGCGTGGCTTAAGGCTGCCGCGGTACGTGCAGCTAGGACCTTCGCTCAGGGGCTCTTGGTGTTCCTACTTGGGGACAATACCGGCATTGTGGACGTGCCGTGGACGCGCGCACTGTCCCTCGCTGGGGCCATGTCGCTGGTCTCGCTGCTTACCTCCGTGACGGGGCTCCCCGAGCTTCCGGCGCGAGCCAATAAGCCGCTTGACCAGGGAGAACAGCCCAGCGCGAAGGTGTGACGTAGGTCACATTTGACAGCAATTAAATTCTGAGTAGTGTGAACGCCACAACAGCAGAACGGCACAACCGCCCGGCAGTCTGATAGCTCCCCGCACTTGGCGCAGAGTTGGGACGTAAGCCCGGATCCGGAAGCCCCGCGAGACCACGTCGCTCGGTGTGCTTAGTAGGTACCGAATGGAAATCTTCTCAGAAATCAAAAGCTGAGAGCAGCGCCCCGGGGAAAGCGGAATAAAGGTTAATCGGTTATACCGAACCTCCGCCGTCCGGCAGACCTGAGAACGACAGGCGCGCTGCTCTCTTTGAACTAAATTACTCCCAGACATAGACGCTATGCGGAGCAGGGCACCCGGTAGACACCCATTGAGGTTAGGGCGTAGCGCGCTGTGTGATTAGACTGGGTGCACGGTAGTTCCAACTCAGTAGCGTCTGGACTGGTACGCCAGCTATCCACGCTCAGCAGACCGAATTGCCGTGCACTCACAAGGGTGCACCGATGAGTGATGAGCCATTTTAAGGACACTGCGCGCAGGTTTTGCGCAGAGGCTGACAGAAAGTCGGTGCACCCCTGTGAGTGAAGACCACTCAGAAGGGAGTTTCAAAATGCGATTGCGCCGGAAGCCACGTGACCTTGCGGGGCTGCTCGCAGTGAACATGGCCCGGTCGACTTCGGCTGAGCCAGTGGCGGTACTGGTGCCGCGGTGGCAGGCTGAGGGGCGGTACTTCCCCGGAGTTACACTGGAATTCCGCGCAATCACGCTCCCCACCCCCTGCCAAAACTAAGGAGCCAGTGTGACCCCCACAAAGACGAGCATGAAGCTTGTGCTTGACCCCCGCGTTAGCTCCGCACAGATTCGGCAACGTGGCCCGTTGATGACGGATTACGTTGCGGTACCGCGGCTGGAGACCTACGGTACCTATCGCGTGCTGGACATGTTGTCGCACGAGAGCACTTACGCTCTCCTGACTGCGTACAACCGAATCAGGGGAATTAGGTAATGCCCACGTGGAAGCGCGTAACGCTTGCGTGGCTGGCTATCTGTGGGGTTATGGGGCTGCTTCTCGTAGCCTTCTGTAGCCCCGCGGATCCGGTAGCACCAAGCAACCCCTACGTCAGTGACTCCCCCAAGTAGAGAGGCCAACGTGTGAGCAAGAACAGCGGTAAGGGCCAGCGTGGCGGTGCGCCATCCCCTGCCAGCACCGAAATCAAGGCAAACAAGAATGGTAGGAAGCAGCGCCGGAAGGATGTTGCCAAAGCTCGGGAAGCGAATAACGCGCTTCTCACTCAGGGAATGCGCTTTCCCACCAAGACCGCACGGCGCCAATTCTTGGATGTCCAGCACAGTGACAGGAAACGCGCTATGCGCGAACTACGTACGGTTGAGGCGGCGCTCAATGGCTAACGCTTTCCGTGGGAGCTACCGCGAGGTGCCTAAGTCGCGCTCCCGTATCGACGCTCAGGGTAAGTCGCATCCCTACGGCCCCCGCGGCGTGTTGCGGGCTCACCGTGAGTGGAAAGCGACAGAGGCCGCGGAGCGCAACGCCCGTACTCCCCACGTCCGTACGCGGGCTCATCGCCTGGAGAGGTGTGCATGCCACGCCCAGCCTACGAAATCGCCTGTGAGCTAATCAGGCGGTTGGACATCAATAAAGAATTGCTCGATGGGGGACATCCGTTGACTAAGACGGATATGGAGACCACCGAGCGGCTACACCACGAGTGGGTAAAATACGGCAACGGATGCCTTCCATTCAAAGTGTGGTACCGGCACCACGTACCCCGTACTGGGATGCGGTAGAGCAAATCAACCATCGGTTACAACAGGTGGCGGGGCGTGACACCGACTCCGTTCCGCTATTCTGACGAGCGTAAGGCTGCTGGTATGGCGCCCGGCAGGCACAAACATTATAAAAGACCGGCTAATTGAACAAACTAGCGAGTAGGGCACGGTAAGAGTTACCGGCACTCGGAGCGCACATGGGTGCACCGCTCGCTAGGTACCGGGCAGGATCGGGCCGGGGAGCTATCCTACGGGACGCACATCCGACGGCGGGGCTTGGCATCCCTCCCACAAAGCTGCCAGCTAGCCCCTATAGCCCAACGGCAGAGGCACGCGGTTTAGGTCCGCGATAGTGTGCGTTCAAATCGCACTAGGGGCACGCGCTAGGTTCGGTTGGTTACCGAATAAGGCAGCCTAAACCAACTGCCGAAAGCCTCAGGTGGCGTAACTTCCATCGGGGCGCCTAGCCCCATACCCGGGAAGGGGAGGCACGATGAACACTCGCAAGCTACCTAGGTGCCGTGTTTGCGGCAGTGTTTGCGATTGGGTAGATACGCATTTCGTCTGTATCCGTCGCTCGTGCGGTAGCGAGTGGGATGCCGACCATGGACCAGAGTATGCAGTGGACAAGGCGCACCTAGCCCCAGTTTCAAAGGAGGTGAGTTGATGAAGGGTGGGAACAGCGGACAGAACAGCGTCCACTACGGCAACACCCCTGGTAAGAAGTTGGTAAAGCCCGCGGTTTGGGCTATCATCCGTCCGACTCACGTCTAGCAATGGTTAGCCCTGACTGGCGTAATGGTCTACCGCTAAGTTTTCTCCCGGTAGGTACAGCGTGGTTCGATTCCTGCTCAGGGCGCGATGATGTAGCCGCACAGAGTATCCCCGGCAGTATCCGAACGGTCTATGATGCGTGGGCTGGTTGAGGGAGATAGCGGGAGTAACGTTCCTCGCTTCGGTTGTATGAGCCCGTACCTTGGTGTGACCGGACAAAGGGCTACATCATTTAATCCAATGGAGGGAAGGGGAAGTGTGAAAACTATTAGGTGCCGTGACCACGGCGGGACATTCACGGTAACTCCGCGGCGGGGTCGGCCTCCGGTACGCTGCACTCTGGATAACCAATGCACCAAATCTCCTGCTGAGGATATGCGGAAGCCCAGTGCACGTCAGCTTGCTAAGGCGTCATCCGCGAAGCGCCTGCCGGATCGCACGGCGGAAATCAAGGCGGCGCTTGACGCTCCGGACCCCACTCCGCCCGCTGTAGTCGATTCTCCGACCCGTCCGAAGGCGCCACGGCAGAATGATTCGGTGCTGGCTGCTATGCCCGCACGCGATTTGCTAGAGCCCCTAGGTTGGGCAACAGCGGGCAAGGGCTGGATTGACGAGCGCGGGATGAGTCACGCCACCCTCACATGCACCCGCGGGGCTGAGCTTCTAGTCCTGACGTGGCAGGGTGGAGCGCTTATCGATCAGAGCTACACCCTGTGGGACACCACCAAACCCCGCAATAACGGCATGCCCCCGCATGAGCTTGACTTTGAGCCTGACGAGACTTCCGATCGGGAGCTTGCACGGCACATCACAGGCATGCAGGTTACATGGTGGAATCGCATCGCGCGCAATACGGAGACCGCGATCGTAGGCAGCAAGGTGGAGATCCGTCACGTGTTCAACGGGAGCGGTGATGAGACCCCCGGAGAACGTGTCATTACGTTTGCCGACCACAGCGGCTCAGGCTTCCGAAGCTTCCGTGCCGATGCACTCATGAAAATAGGGATCGGGTGACGCATGGTCTTCGCACTGTTCACCAAGGTAAACGGTCGGTGGCGGTTTGAGGGCTTCACCATCGATCCTGACGGTAGCGCTCGCGCATCGTTCATCCGCGCGGTTGAGTCGGAGTTGAGCGATAACCAGTGCAGCCGCCACACAGGCACCAGCGCATATAAAATAATCAACCTAGACGAATAGGGGAGGGCACCCGCCCGTGGCGGTACATATCGAAAAGCGGGGGCGGCGCATTGAAATCCGTAGTGAGGCACCCGTTACCGGGCTACGTGAGACGGTACCGGGTGCCTATTACAACACCTCGGGTATCTGGACTGTCCCCCTAGCCATCGAGAGTTGCAAGCTCTTGCGAGGCCGCTTCGGCAAGCAGTTGGTGATTGGTGACCAGCTACGCCGCTGGGCGCGCGGAGTGCAGGATGCCCGCCGCTACATGGCAGAGGTAGCCTCCGCGGATGACGCAGAGCTTGATTACCTCCCGGACAGTGCACCGAAGCTGTATGAGGCGATGAATGCGCGCACCTATCAGCGCGTTGGCACACGCTTTATTGCCGATAACTCAGCGACGCTGCTAGCCGACGAACCAGGGCTAGGTAAGACCCTCATGGCGCTTGGCGGCATCCTGGAGTCTGGCGTAAGTGGCCCCTACCTAGTGGTTGCCCCGCGCACGGCGGCTGACGTGGTGTGGCGCCGCGAAATCAACCGCTGGCTACCGCCGGAGCATCGCGCGGTGACCATGCCAACGATGCGGCGCGCTCGTGAACGGCGGTTAGCTCTGACGCGATTCAACGCCCATACGTGGCTCATCATCAATCCTGAGATGGCGCAGACGCGAGAATGGGTTAAGTGCGGCATCTGCGGTAAACGCACGGTGGCTGAATACCGGCAGAAGACAGAGCTATCGTGCGGGCACATGAAGAATCGCAGTACCAAGCACATCATTGACCATGCATACCCCTACCTCTTTCGTATCGAATGGGGCGCGATCGTGGTTGATGAGTCGCACGAAAGCCTGATTCGCAATGCCAGCGGGAAGGTGACGCAGCGCCGCCGTGGGCTGGATTTGCTCAAGCTCCGGTCGGATGGGCTCAAGATTGCAGCCAGCGGAACACCGTTTAACAGTAAGCCTCATCAACTGTGGGGCACACTGAATTGGTTAGACCCCAAGCAATACGGGGCGTTCCATCGGTGGGCGGAGTTGTACTGGCGCAAGGGCGGCTATACCGGATTCCAAATCGGGGAATTCCGCCGTGATCGTGAGTCGATGCTGTGGGATTCCTTGTCGGCTATCGCCATCCGCCGGACCAAAGACGAGGTTGCCAAAGACCTTCCTCCGAAGATGGAGGTAGGCACACCGCTGGTACCCGATGATCCCGAGTCACCTATAGGTATCTGGCTTGAGATGGACGGGGAGCAGCGTCGCGCCTATCAGCAGATGGAAGAATTGAGCATGGCGGAGCTAGACTCCGGCCAGCTTGATGCGGTTACCTCGCTCGCGGAGCTTACGCGGCTCAAGCAGCTAGCTTGCTGCTACGGTGACATACGCGAAGTAGACGTGCGCGTGCGGTGTGATCGGTCGCAGTACCCGTGTGTTGACCGGCGGGGGCAGCCGAAGGAGTGCCGCTATGGCGGCTGGCATGACGAGGTGCACCACAAGTATTTCCCCAAGCTTCCATCGAACAAATTCGATTGGCTAGCTAGCACCTTGGAGGAGTGGGGCTACCCGCGTGACCCGCTTACGAAAATCGTTATCGTGAGCTTCTATACGGGTATCCTCAACGCCTTCGGTCAGGGCATCGAAAAGCACTTCCGCACCCGTGCAGATAGGCCGCTCTGCTCCTACATCACAGGGCAGACTCCAACCAGCAAGCGGCAAGCGATCATCGATCGGTTCAATGAGCGGCGTAAGGGCACCCCGCAAATTATGCTGCTCAACGTGAAGGCGGGCGGTACGGCAATCACCATCGACACTGCCGACCGTATGGTGTTCATTAGTGAGACTCGGATCCCCGATCAGCAACAGCAGGCGGAAGACCGGATTCACCGAGTGAGCAACCCTCGCCAGTGCATGTACTACTACCTCCGATCGCTGGGTACCGTGGATGTCGGCACAGCGATGATTAACAAGGAAGCCATACAAGACAGCCACCGACTGCTAGATGGTAGGCGTGGTGTTGCGTACGTGCGTGAGGTAATCAACCTCAGCCATCGGCGGGCTTGACAGAAAATCACATCCGGCTTAGGTTCACCTTCCGCACGCCCTGAGGGGCGGCGGATTCCTATAGGAAGGGACAACCAGCAACATGGCTACTACCCCACCGCGTCGGGGCGCTGCACCAGCGCGACGCTCGGCCCCGGCTGCGAAGGCCGCTCCGGCTACCACTCGTCGGCGGACGGCTGCTCCTGAGGCGGAAGCTCCCCGGCCCCGCGGTCGGCAGGCGAAGGCGCTCAGCGAATACGCCACCGACAAGCCCAGCGACTATCACAAGGTCTTCGCGCGTTGGATCGTGCAGGAAGTCGGCTTCGATCCCGACAGCGCTTCCACCAAGCGCGCTGCCTTCCTTCGCGGTGTGCAGCTTGCCACCGCCACCCGCCCCGCTTTCATGTCTTCTGACTTCCTGGAGGCGTGGCGCGAGGAGAACGGGGTAGCCAAGCGTGGCCCCAAGGGTGAGGAAGCTCCCGAGGAGACTCCTGCCCCGCGGAAGCGTGCGACTGCGAAGGCTGCTCCTGCCTCGCGCCGGCGGGCTCCGGAGCCTGAGCCTGAGGAGGAAGACGAATTCGACGAGGAAGACGAATTCGACGACGAGGATGAGGCTGAGGAGTCGGACGAGGAATTCGATGACGAGGAAGCCGACGAGGAAGACGAATTCGACGACGAGGATGAGGTAGAGGAAGCTCCCGCACCTCGCTCTCGTCGCGCTGCTCCCGCCAAGAAGGCTGCTCCCGCCAAGCGCGCTCCGGCTAAGGCCGCACCCGCGAAGGCTGCTCCGGCCCGGTCCCGCCGTGCTGCCGCAGACGAGGATGACGAATACCTGTTCTGATCGAGTCTCCTAGTGGTCCGGGGTGCGCCGCGCAAGCCGCCCCGGGCCATTGGGCTATCTAGGAGCAGATATGATCCCCCGCGTACGATCCCACGAAATTATGGACTACAAGCGTTGTCCGACTAAATGGTACTGGCACTGGCGCATGGGGCTGGTGCCTACTGCTGTTTCCTTCGGCGCGCTAGACCTTGGTACGTGGGTGCATGAGGCTTTCGCAACGTGGTATCAGCCTGGCCTACGGCGGCAGGGTGACCTACGCGATTTGCTAGCTGACGCTGCACAGAGCGCGATGATAGAGGCTAAGCGCGCTGGTGCACCTGACTACCAGCTTGAGAAGGCAGACCAGTTAGCGGCGCTGGGTGAGGCAATGATGGTCGGCTACACCGATCACTATGGGGATGATCCCACGGTGGAGGTGCTAGCTACGGAGCTACCGCTTGACTTCATCATCCCTGGCTATGAGGCGTGGCCGGGCGTACCTCGCGTGCGGTACATGTTCAAACCTGACATGGTGTATCGGGATTTGCTCAATGGTGGTGCCTGGCTTATGGAAAATAAAACAGCAGCCAGCATCCGCACGGAACACCTTCCGATCGATGGGCAGGCGCGACCCTACGGGGTATTCGCAGCACGAGCGCTAACCAAGCTCGGCATCATCGCGGATCCGTCCGAATTTAAGGGCATCATGTATAACTACCTCCGCAAGGCCGTACCGGATGCCCGCCCGGTCAATGACAAGGGTCAGGCGCTCAATAAGAATGGCACTGTGAGCGCTAAGCAGCCAGCCGCGAGCTTCCTGCGTAAGCCTGTGATCCTCACGCGCAAGGCGAAGGTTAGGACGCTGGAACGCCTGAGGGCGGATGCGGTAGAAGTTGCGGGGATGGCAGCCATGATACGTGCGGACCCCGCGGCAGCCGAACGGTTAAGCATCACCCCGCACCACTCGTGCCCGAAATTCTGCGATTACTTCACCATGTGTGTTGAGCGCGAGAATGGGAACGATATCACGCAACTCCGCCGGTCGATGTTCAAACGGGTTGACCCGTATGCATACCCGGAGACCACCGATGAGCATGCAACATTTGAGATGGGATAACGGATGGTACGTAAAGCTGTTGGGAGCTTCCTGTTTAGTTTGGCGCTGGTGGTGCTGGGTACGGTGTTGCTCGTGATCTGCGCCGCTCTGATTTGGCGGGTGAACCATTGAGCTTCATTTGTAATCCGTGCCGAGACAAGCGGCATGAGGAGTGCACAGGGTCGCACCTATGCGACTGCCAGCACCGCGTACCGAAGCCTGAGGGGGCATAATGACAATCATTCACAGCGTGAAGTGTGATGATATCGGTTGCCCCGTATCCGCTCCGGCGCAGATTAACCTAGGTACGGGTGAGCACGATTACCCGAATGACTGGGTAATCGTCATCCCTCCGGAACGGGTGCGGCGGGTGCGGGGCTTCCATTCCATCGACTGTGCCATTAACGCCCTGCGTAGTCTGTCGCTATGAGCACGGCGGGGCGGCGCTCAGCCAGGGTGCGCACTGAACGCACCGAGGTAAGCGCGGATGACTTCGGCGCGGAGCTAATCAGACTCGGTGCAGATGGCGGAAGTGAGTCAAAGAATTGGCTCATTTATGGTGACTCCAACTGTGGTAAGACTCGCGTCGGTGGCACTGCTCCGGGCCGGGTGCTGTGGTTGGTTGGCGAGCCTGGCTATAAGTCGGCAGAGAGGGCGGGGGCTCAGGGCCACGCGCGGAAGATTAGCGACAGCGCAACGGCATGGGCGGCTGTCGACTGGTTGGAGCAGCGCGAGCGGTACCGGCGGCTAGATTGGATCGTGCTTGATGGTGTGACCACCATGCAAGATCGTTTCCGTCTGGCCTACACCGCGGAGGCTTTCGACATCGACCCCTCCAAGCGGCAGCATCGCAACCTCCCGGACCGGCCGGATTATTTCAATACACAGAACTTCCTAAAGGCGTGGATACCGCGTCTGGTTGACCTACCCGTGAACCTTCTGATTACCGCTCACGCTTACCGCACCGACATGACCGAAAACGGTGAGCTACTGGTCTACCCGGGTTTCCAAGGGAAAGTCACGGAGGTTGCTAACGCCATCTCCGGTCTCATGGATGTGACCGCGTACATGGAGGCTAGGAAGGTACGCAATCGGGAGACAGGAGCAGTGACTACCCGGCGGCGCCTGTGGTTTGAGAGCCCCACAGAGCGCACCCGCAGAGGAGAGCAGGAAGTACGGTACATCGCGGGAGACAAATACGATGCGCTGGGCGCATACATGGATGCGCCCAGCATCCCGCGGATGCTCAGCAAGATTGACGGAAGGGAAGGGGAATAAATTGCCTCGCGCACGATGGGGAGTCTCGTCTAGGGACGTAGACAATTTCGATAGGGAAGGTCAGTACGCACCGTATACCGGACCCACGCCAACCAGCGGTGTCTATCAGTGGAAAATCAACGTAGCGAAGTACGTACCGGGCACCCGCGAAAAGCTTCCTTCGCTGCGGGTGGGGCTTGAGTTGGTGCCTCGCGCCAACGCTGAGCGCGACGAGAAGCGGTGCAAGGGCTACTTCATCATGGCCTTCTTGCCAGTCAGCGAGAAGACCGCATTCCGATACGTGCCTTTCCTTGACGCGATTGGCGTTAGCGGTGCGGAGTTTGAAAATCGCACCATCGTGGACGAGGAAGGCAAGATTCAGCGTATCGGTGCGTGGCGCAACGATGGGCGCACGCTCGTGCTGGCTCAGTTGGCGGATGGGCTTGATCAAAACAACCAGCCACGTAAGGAGATTACGTGGTTTGGTGGGCTCACTGAATCCCCTGATGACGGGGAGGATGAGTTTGACGATTCCGATGTCGACTACGCGGATGACGTAGACGATGATGACGAGGAAGCAGACTACGAGGATGAGGTAGAGGAGACTCCGCCTCCGCGGCGGAAGTCTGCTCCTGCCCAGCGACGTGCACCAGCGCAGCGCCCACGGCGGCGCCCGGCTGCTGAGGATGATTTCTGACATGTCGCACCAAGAGAATGAGCAGGCACCCGCGGAGCTAGTCAAGCTGGACACCGATCCCCCAGCGTTGGACGTGACTAACTCGCTGCTGTGGACTGCGGGGCAGAATCTCGCTAACCACTCCGCGACCCTCGCAGGGCGCGGTAGGTTCGTTGCCCCCGCTATCACGTCCCCTCAGATGTTCCAATTCCGGAACAAAGATGATGTGTTCCGCACGGCTGCGTGGATGGTGACCCTTGCCAACGCATGGCTACCGGATCACGACATGGCACACCCGCACACGTTCGATGAATATCTAGCGGCAGTGCGCAACACCTGAGTGATTCCATTGGGGGTCGCGGCGTACTCAGTGCGTGGCCTGCGATCAAACGACAGCGATAAAACAGGTGGTACGGCTAGCCAGTAAGGCACCACCTGAACATGCGCCCCCACCTCTAACAGACAGGAAGACATGACAAGTGCCGAGCAAGAGAAGCGAGTAGGTCAGCTAGTCGACATCACCGAAGCCCGCATCATCCGATCCCACCGCAAGCCCCCGTCCCACTACGGGCGGCGCTGGTTTTTCCTCATCCTGGTTGTTGTGGTGAGCGTGAGCGGACTGTCCGCCGCGGGGTCTCCCACACATGCACCAGCGACCCCCCTAGAATCCACGCTGGCAGCCGATCAGCCGCCGGAGGTGGAAAGCACTACCGATGCACCTCTGCCATTTGTAGCGACTCGTGAGGAGTACCGAGTCTCGCGGCAAGCGGAGCGCACCCCGCCCATTGAAGTTGTCATCGCGTTTGCCCTCGCTCAGAAGGGTGACCCCTACCGCTACGGTGCGGCTGGTCCCAATGCGTACGACTGCTCCGGGCTGGTAATGGCTGCCTTCGCACGCATCGGCATCAAGCTTCCGCACTACACGGGTGCACTCATTGGCTACGGACGCAGGGTAAGCCGGTCCACCATGCAGCGCGGTGACCTAGTGTTTTTGTCCAGCCATCACGTTGGTATTTACCTAGGTGGCGGGCTCATGGTTGTTGCACCACACACAGGGTCGGTGGTGCGTGTGCAAACCGTGTATGCGTTCTATGCAGCACGGCGCATTGTAGGATAGGGAGAGAACATGAGCGGTCACCAACCGATTGTTGCCGACATCCCCGCGGAGTTGGTACCCATGCCCATTGGCCCGGTGCTAAAGGGGTTGATCATTGATTATGTGGTGCACCTGGAGGTAGACCCCACCGCGACATGGTGCCTGTGCCCGTGGCAGATTCATCCCGCCGATAGCGAGAAGCCCGAAGGCCAGCGGCGGAAGCGCCGCACTGACAACCACCCGGAGTGCCCCGTGCACACCCGCGAAGGGCTCATCATGGGCTTCATCAAGTGGGCTACCGATGGCAGCCAGTGAGGATAAGTGGTATGCGTGGCGCGAGGCACTGCGCTTCATGCGCCGCAACTCCTTTCCATCGTTGCACTCGCGGCTAGTGATGGGTGAGGGTGACCCCGTTAACCCTCGCGTCATGCTAATCGGTGAGGCACCAGGCGCCGCGGAAGCGTTGCAGGGTAGGCCATTCGTGGGCAAGTCGGGGGTAGTTCTGCGTGATCTCATGCTCCTTGCTGGGCTCTGCACCAAGCGAGGTACCGGGGCATGGTGGGACGCTCACCCCGAGCTAACGGTTAATGCCTGGCTTACCAACGTGGTTAAGTTCCGTCCACCCGGTAACCGTACCCCGACCGATCCGGAAATTAGGGCTTTCCGCCGCATGCTCAAGACAGAGTGGCGGATGGTTGGCTGCCCCCGGATCATCGTTCCGATTGGCGGTATGGCGCTCTACGCCATCACTGGCAAGCACTTCTCTATCGTTCGTGTCAGTGGTTACCCGCTGAAATACACTGGCAGCCACAAGCTCAACATGCTTGTGATGCCCATGATTCACCCGAAATATGGGATTGAACATCCCGCACTGCAACCACGTCTAGAAAGAGATTGGGCAGGGTTAGGCGATGCTATGGCTAGTTGGTAAGGATGTCGATGAATCTATAGCACTAGTTGATGCACTGAACATTCAGGGGCCACGGCGCATTGCGTACCGCGAGGTGGGCTCCATGATTCGCTTCCGTCCACACCTAGTGCCCGCGGATGTGCTCCTGCACTACTCCTGCATGCTGTTCACGGAAGACGAGGTGCTGAATATTCGTGCTCAGCGCGTGACGCTGGTCTCCCTGCCCTGCACGCATCACGAACACTGTGAGCACCCCGCCGATGCTCACGTTTCGTGACACGCTGCGAGGGCAGCCGATCAGCGTTCACTACCTAGACCAGCGTGGAGACTGGGCTAAGTTTCAGGGCTGGCTTGAGGGTAAGCGGTTGCTCGGGATGGATACCGAGTCAACCGGGCTCAACCCCTACCGGCCAGACTGGGAGTTGCGCACGGTACAGGTAGGCGATGGGCGCCGGAGCTTTGTCATCCCTGCCCCGCGGAACACCTCACGGATAGGCTGGCTATTCCAGCAGCCGATTAAATGGCTGGGCCACAACGGAACGCACGATTTCCGTTGCATCGACGCATACCTAGGTTATGAGACTGGGGGACGCTGCGTTGGTGACACCTTCATACCTTCGCATCACCATGACTCGCGCAATGCGGCTGAGGGTGGCGTAGCGCACGGCTTGAAAGAGCAAGCGATAGCCAACGTTGATCGTGAGGCGGGGCGCTGGGAAGTGGCGCTAAAAGCCGAATTCAAAAAGATCCGCGTACCCATCCCCGGGGCGGTATTCAAGAGTGGCCCTCGCAAGGGTGAGCCTCGCACTCGTGCCGCGCACCTAGACGAGGGATGGGGGCTCATCGACCCGCGTAATCGGGCGTACATCCTCTATGCAGGGCTAGACCCCATTCTCACGTACCACCTATGGCACCACTACAAGCGAACCGTAGTCGATAACGCGAGGCTGTTTGCATTTGACATGCGCCTACAGCAAGCGGCGGATCGGTTGCAGCGCAGGGCAATCAGACTTGACGTGGACTTCACGACACGGCTAAGCGCCGCATACCTACGGAAGGCTGAGCGCTGCGAGAAGCTTGCCGCGGACTACGGTTGTGACAACATCAACAGCGGCCCCAAGCTTGCGGCAACCCTTGCGCGACTAGGGGTCAAGCTCACTGAGCGCACACCCAAGGGTCAAATCAAAACCTCCAATGAGATCCTGCGCAAGGTTCGGGCGGAGGCCACCGATCCTGGAGTACGCGAATTCATTCAAGCTGTGCTAGTTGCCAAGCAGTGCTATAAGCGCCGCGAGAGCTACACAGAGGCGATGCTACGGGAGCGCGATTCGGCGGACCGGGTGCACCCAAGCATCAATATCCTAGGGGCAGTAACCGCGCGCATGAGCGTGAGCAACCCCGCCCTACAGCAATTGCCCACCAAGGATCGAGACGACGAGGATGATTGGTGATGGTTGACGACACATTCCTAGGGGCTCAGCTACTCCGCGAGATGAGCCGTGATGAGCTTATCGGGGAGATCACTGCACGCCAGAACGCCAAGTTGTCGGAGCGCCTAGCGCTGGCTTCGGACAAGGATCTCATGGTGGAGTTGATTAACCTCCGCATTCAGGCATACGGGGAGCGCACGGTACGTGAGGCTGGGCTGTCGATGGGTCCGCTTGGGATCATCGTAGAGGACGAGTCGTGAAATTCGACAACCTGAAACCTGAGGATTTCCGCGAGGCCGCACGGCTCTACCCGGGCAATGACACCATGCAGTACCTCTATTGCGTGCAACTGGAAACCCTGCGCGTGTTAGTTAAAGCTACATTCAGGGTGAGGCTGCCCGATGGACGTAGTTAGACTGCTGGTGACTGGTTCCCGCGGGTGGCCTAATCCGTGGTACGTAGCGCACGCACTAGATGTCGCAATGGCTGCTGTGCTGGCTGAGGACAAGGATTTGTGCCTGGTGCATGGTGCCTGCCCTACGGGAGCAGACAAGTTTGCCGATGACTGGGCGCTTGAGGTTGGCTGCGCTGTTCAACGGTGGCCTGCGGAATGGGATAGGGTTGGGCGATCCGCGGGGATGCTCCGGAACAAAATCATGGTAGACACCCGCCCGGCTGTCTGTCTGGCGTTCATCTATCACGAGTCACCCGGCGCTACACACTGCGCCAACTACGCGGAACAACAAGGGATTCCGGTAGTCAGGGCTAGGCTATGAAACTCCTCAGTAGCTATGCCATCCGGCGATGCCTGATCGCGGATCCGGGGTACGCCATCCTCACCGCGGACTACGATCAGATTGAGCTACGCATAGCCGCGGGGCTGGCCGGAGAGCAGAGTCTCATTGAGGCCGCGAAGCGTGGTGAGAGCCTGCACAAGATTGCGGCTGTCAAGCTGTTCGGACCGGACTACACCCCCGACCAGTACCGCTACACCAAGAACGTTAATTTCGGGTGGCTCTATGGTGGTGGGCCAAAGACCCTATCCGAGCAAGCGGGCATCCCGATTACGGCAGCCTCCGCGATCATCGGGCAGTACCAGGAGGAATTCCCAGCGCTTACCAGCTACAAGCGACGGTTGCAAGACTCGGTGCTGCGCATGGCGCTTAACTCCTACGAATACAAGACCTACCGCAACCTGCAATCCCGCATGTACGCCTACCGTGCTACCACCTCCGAAGGCCGGTCGGCACGTCGCATATTGCAGATGGAGATTGATCGGCTCATGTACCGGAAGACCGGAGCGGTAACCACACCGTACGGGCGCCGGATCATCGTTGATGCTGCGAAGGCGTATAAGGCAACCAACTTTGTGGT